TACTATGAAGATATTAAAGCTGGAAGCAAGCTTACTGAAGAGCAGCAGAAGGCAATTAATTTCTTCAACCGATACAACGAAGAATCGGAACAGGCGCAAAAGCAAGTTGAACAACAGCAATCTATTTTTAATCAGAAAACTGAGCAAGTTTTTAACAACAAATTCAAAGGTTTTGAGTATAGTGTTGGGGAAAAAAGATATAGATTTAATGTTAGCGATGTAGACCAGGTAAAGCAAACCCAAAGTGATATTGGTAATTTCGTCAAAAAGTTTTTGAATGAAGACAATACAATGAGGGACGCTAAAGGTTACCACAAAGGTCTATTTACGGCTATGAACGCCGATGCGATAGCTCAACACTTTTATGAGCAAGGGAAAGCTGATGCTATAAAAGATACAGTGGCAAGAGATAAGAATATAAATACAAGTTCTAGATCTTCTCACGGTAAAACGCAAAGCGGCCCTACGTTTAGAGTGCTAGGTAATGATTCCAATTCTTTAAAGATCAAAATGAGAAATAAAAAATAACAATTAAAGAAAATTAAAAATGGCAATTTCAAATCCCGGTGGAAATTTGAATAGCGTTGCTGCGCCACAGAAGCAGACGCTTACAACAAACTACATCGATTTCACAGCGTCAGGCACAGCAGGCTGGGCGCAACAATACTTACCAGACCTTATGGAGTCAGAAGCTGACGTGTTTGGTAACAGAACAGTATCAGGTTTCTTAGCACAAGTAGGTGCAGAAGAGCCAATGTCTTCTGACCAAGTTATTTGGTCTGAGCAAGGTCGTCTTCACTTAGCTTACAACGCTACAGTAGCTGATATTAACAACATCACTGGTGGATCTAACGACGATGGCGGTGGTACACTTACTATCGGTAACGATATTGACGGTAACTCAGCTGGTGCAAACCACGGTATTCGTAAGAATGATACAATACTTATTGCTCAATCAACAGGTATTGTAAGAGCTTTAGTAGAATCTGTAGATGGTGCTACTGTTGATGTTTTATCTTATGGTTACGCTTCTCTTGAAGACGCTGGAATTACAGCGGCTGCTTGTAAAGTACTAGTTTACGGTTCTGAGTTTGGTAAAGGTACTGATGGACGTGATGCTGCGGCAACGCCTCAGTTCAAGACTTTCACTAACAAGCCTATCATTTTGAAGGATTACTACGAGATCTCTGGATCTGATGCTTCTCAAATTGGTTGGGTAGAAACTGTTGGTGAAGATGGTTCTTCAGGATACTACTGGTACCTAAAAGCAGAAGGTGAGACTCGCATGCGTTTTGCAGATTACTGTGAGATGGCTATGTTAGAATCTGTACCTCCAATTGCTGGGTCTATTATTGACAATACAGCTGCTACAGGAATTGTTGGTGGTACTGGTACAGATCAAACTGCGCAAACAGGTATTAACTACAGTACTCAAGGTTTATTCGACGCAATCGAAGATCGTGGTAACATTACTACTGGTGTAACTGGTGTAAACGCTGTTACTGACCTTGCTGAGTTCGACGCTATCCTTGCTGAGTTTGACAACCAAGGTGCTATTGAGGAGAACATGATGTTTGTAAATCGTGCAACTAGCCTAGCTATTGACGACATGCTTGCATCTATGAATTCTTATGGCGCTGGTGGTACTTCTTATGGAGTATTTGGTAACGAAGAAGAAATGGCACTTAACTTAGGGTTTACTGGATTCCGTCG